CTTTTGCCATAGGTGCAAATATACAAAATCCAATCATAAAACCAAACAAACACGTATAGTTTTATCTGTAATAATGAAAAATTGGGTATTACCCAAAAAATACCCAATTCTACCTGCAATAATGAAAAACTGGGTATTACCCAACGAATACCCAGTTTATATATTTTACCCTTTAAAGCCTATAAAGCCCATTAATAAAGCACCACAACGGCATACAACTTTATTTCAAATAATGCAAACTGGGTATTACCCAAAGAATACCCAATTCTACCTGCAATAATGAAAAACTGGGTATTACCCAACGAATACCCAGTTTATCTTTTACACCCTTTAAAGCCTATAAACTCCATTAATAAAGCACCCAACGGCATACAATTTTATTTCCAATAATGCAAACTGGGTATTACCCCAAAAATACCCAATTCTTCTACAACAATAAAAAAGTGGGTATTACCCAACGAATACCCACTTTATCTTTTAAGACCTACAATCTACAGAATGATGGTTCTATTTTGGTCCAAACACCCTTATCATTCAACTGGAAGAAATAGTAGTTAAGTGCTGTTTTTTGAACAACGTTACTCTCTTTAAACAACGTCATTATTTCTGCATACTCATTATCGAACTTGTCTTCCAATGCGTATAGCTTTGATATTGATTTGTAATCCAAATCACCTGCATTGTTGCGTTCTAAGAGCGTCATTGCAAGCTGATACATTGGGTCTGCAGTGCCTTTGGAGGTCTTCTTTGCATACTCCTTGAGGTATTTCACAAGTCTTTCTGCTGCGATATTTGCACGCTCATCAAACCCTTTTACACTATTCGAAGATACTTCCAACTTGAAAGAACCATTCACAAGTGTAAAGTTGCGCTGCTCACTCTTGCGAAGTTGTCCATATTCGCTCATCACCTCCTTAAAGGATTCACACTCTTTATTTAACCACTCCTTAAACAGAGCTACATCTGTTGCTACAGCTAACAGCTTAGATTCAACCTGTAGAAGTAGTTCTTTTCTTAATGCTTCATAAGCATTGCGTTTTCCAACACGTTCTTGCTTTTCTTCATTTTGCAACTCTTTTAACAGTTGCTTCTTTTCCTCTGCAGTTAAACCTGCTAACATTGATTTATTTTCCATTTAATTATACTTGTTTTGATTATTAATATTGTTCTTCTTATTTGCGTTCTCTCTGATTATCACAATTTGAAGTTCTTGTAAGATGTCTTTCTTTCGAGCCTTAAAACCACCCTTTGAAAGAATGCTGTATAACTTTTTCCTTACTGCTGCATGTTCCATTATATTTAAGAACCTGAATAGCTTTCCTGCAATTCTTTTAGAAAGACAAATGGCATCGACTTTATCCCAGTTCGTCGTGTCAACATTGAATTCCTTTTGTAAAAGCTTTAATGTTGCACTTCGTTCTTTTCTTATCTCCTCTTTTATTCCTACAATGTTCTCAAGTTGATTTATTAGAGTGAAGTATTCTCGATCATCAATCTCTCTTAAGCTGGTTGTTCTTCCATCTGTGATGCGTGAAATAAGAGCTCGCTTATATTCTTCTTGCTCTTCTTTGTCCGTGTAAATATAGCGCAGAAGAAAGTAGAAATACTTGTAATTATTTACTTTTTTCATTCTCTAGTTCTCTCTAAATCTAATTACAGCCATTGTCACTTGGTTTCTTTTAATTGCAATTGAGTACTCATCTTCATCTTCGCAAATCTCTGCAGTGAGATTGGTTTTTTCATTCAGAACCGTTCGCTTTTTAATTGCAAGAAGTTCCTCGTTCATTTCAGCGCAAAGCGTAATCCAGGTAAAGCTTTCATTGCTTTTAGATGTGATAAAGCGAAAATACTGCTCAAGTAGCTTAATCCACTTTGGATGTTTCTTTCCGCACCTCGTTTCAAAATAGAATTTACCTTTCATATTGCGATAATTTGTAATCTACATAAACTTGACGTGCAACAGTTAAAGTGTCATTCACGCTATTTTTTAAACTCTCAACAGGAATCAAAGGCAACTCGTTGTGGCAAACATATAAAGTACCATTGTATTCTGTTATTTGAATTGCCACTTTTGCATCATTGCAAACTCTATTCTCAAGTTCAATTCTTCTTGTCTTTTTCTCTTTTTCGCAAGTAGTTCTAAACCAACTTGCGATGTTCGTTAAAATATTTTTCATCTTTACTTATTATTTATTTGTATTTTGTTGTTTCCATTCAATTGTCACTACTGCATCCAGAACTCCAGTCCCTCCACACATAAAACAAGGCTCTTTCACTGGCTCATTATATGAGTTGTGAGACCAAAAATATCCATTGCCCTGGCATTTATTGCAGACGTGATTTTCACTTACAACTTGTTCTTTTGCAACTGTCTTGCAATCTTGGTTCAATCGTACAAAACCTGCAGTGCTTATTGGATTATAATTTCCAGGAAAACTTGGTGTTGTTAAATTAATTATTTCACTTACTTTACTCATCGTTGTTGTTTCTTTTAAATTTCGAATATTCCATCATCACACTCTAAAGTTTTTACTGATATATATATACGAACTTTGGAATTTTCTTGGATATTCAAACTTTTCCTTAATTCTTTGTTGGTTCTCAGATTTTCTTTACAAATACTCCTAAAGCTTTCTATCACTTCTTTTTGTAGTTGTTTATCACCATCTTCATTAACTACTCCTGTGGTTTTACTTACTTTAAAAGTTTTGCCATTTGTCTTAACGCTTATAGTCGCTTTAAACCTACATAGCAAAGGCTTTGGTTGTTCTTTATTCTTCATTGTCTATCTCGTTTTTCTTTTCAACTGCAATTTTATTTCCATATCGAATTGCTCCTTCATCCCAAACTACGAAACCGCTACCGCCTGCAGTTTCTTTTTCACGACCAGAACAAAGTGCCATAAAGCCAGATACTCTAATCTTCACACCTGCAGCATATCTCAAACGTACTGCATCAGCACCCATCGGACGGCTTTTATATTCTTGCGAAATGAAAATAAAGCTTTTCTTATTGAACTTTTCTATTAGTTCCATTGCATCTTGGTAGGTCCAGTTTGCCATCTGAAAGCTATCTATAATAACAAATCGAGGACTCTTGCGTTTTGCTAATCGACTTTTTAAAGCCTCGATGTTAGGATTTACAATCACAAAGAACTGCTCTTTCACTTCTTCCATGTTGAACATCTTTGTTCTTCGTTGAAACGATTGTCTTATTCCTTCTTCTGCACTTACATAAAGGACTTTTCCATATTCGCAAAGCTTTTTTGCTAATTGCATCACAAAAGAACTTTTGCCTTGTGCTGATGCTCCAGAAATAAACCATGTTTCATTAATAGCAGGACAACCAAAAGCCTCTTTCCATTGTCCTTCCCAATTTATAGTCTTGTATTTACGCTGTGATATATCGTTTAAGCTGTATAGTCTGGCTTGCTTTCTCATCTTTTCTCACCTCCAGCTTTTAATCGTTTAATGAATTTATCTGCAACCTTTTCGCTAAACTCCAAAGCTCTCTCTATAAATTTATCTTCAACCTCATCTTTTTTCATCACCATTCTTACAATAGTGTTCGTAAAAACATCTTTCATCACTTCATACTTGCGCTGCTCATAAGCAATATGTTTTGCCTCATTCATTTCTCTCGCTGCAAGCTCTGCGTGAATGCCTTTTAAGGCTGCTTCAATTTCCATCTCAAATATTTTCATCTCACTTACTTTTAAATGGTTCTCAATTTTTCTATTTCAGTATAAACACGTCTCAAGCCTCCTTGTGTCTTCAACACTATTGCTTTTATATCTGTGCCTTCTGGTGCGTTTAACTTCGCTACAATGTGTGCTTGCTCTCTCAAGAACTTCTCTCTTTCTTTGCCATCGTCTGGTGTCACTTTTGAATATCTATCGCCATAGCGTGAAAGCATTTCTGTATAGCCTACTTTTTTACATTCAATAGAGCGGTTAATCTTTTCTTTTAAACCATCTGCACCCATCATGTACCAAGCACAACAGCGTTCAGTTGCATTCCACAAGGCTTTAAGCTCTAAGAAGGCTTCATATTGTAAGTCGCCTGCTTCATCTAAAATAATCAAAGGCTGATCAATACTGCGAAGGTAAAAAACAAGATCATCGTACACATCGCTGTATCTTCCATTACTATTCACACCAAACTCTTTAGCTATCTTTCTAATTAGTTTTAGCTTTGTTTTTACCTGTGAGCAATCGATATATACTGCATTCTTATGGCTTGAAGCGTATAGGCGAGCTGTAAATGTCTTTCCAATATTTGGAATATCGCAAAGTATTCCACTTGTACAAGAGTTCTGGGAGAACTCAAGCTGTGCCATTATATAAAGATATGTAGGTGTTTTGGCTGCTTTCCACTCAATCTTTGAGCGCAATTCTACATCTAATCTTCTTGCAATGGCAATCCAACTTGCATCACTCAAAACTTTGTCGGTTTGTCCGTTTTTCACTGCGCTATACACAGCGGTATTAATACCTAGTGCAGCTGCGTGCTTTGCATCACTTGGATAATTTTCACGATTAGCTTTAATAGCTTCGATTATTCGTATTTTTATGTCGTTTGTAATCATTTTAAATAGAGTTTAAATGTTATTTGAACGTTGTTTAATGGTCTTCTAATCCTTTTTTTGCATAGTCTTGTGCCCAAGAACTGCCCAAGTAAGTATTGTAGTCATCATCATTGGGGATTGGCGTTTCTACTTCGAGGTCTTCCACATCTTCCACATAGCTATCTCTTTCTTTCAATACTCCTACATGACTAATAGCATTATTCTTTAGATAGTTATTAAAAGAAGCAATCTTCTTTTGCTGTTTTAAGAATATAGCTTTATCCTCTTCTGTTTGTTCGGCGTCTGCAGTATTGAATGTTCCTAAATTCTCTAGTTTATCAACCAGCATATCATTTTGATAAATGAACACTTCATTATATTTACCTTCTTCATCTGGAATATAGTAAGCGTCCACCTTCATGTTGTTTGGTGCAAGTTTTTCTAAAACGCTTGTGTCGCTTAACCACCAATCTTGATGATCAACTCTGCAATAGCTGTTTCGTCTGATGCTAGTTTCCACCTTTTCACCAATATATCTTGCTAAAACTGCTTTATTAATTGGTTGAAGTGTAGGGTTGATGTTTGCTTCAAATACTTGCCAGCGTGTCATGCCTTTATACTTCTTTTGGTTTGGATGTAAAGAATTATTCCATTCCATTACGTCGCAGGCATCCTCTAATATCAATTGCTCCCAGGTGTAATATTCTTTATCTTCGTATGAGTCATTACTTGCATCGCTTATCTTCTTGCTTTCAGTACGCCATTTGCCTTTGCCGTAAAAGCGTCCAATACCCAAGTGGTTTCGATGCTCAACTGCTTTCTTCTTTCCACCGTTCATTGGTTCTGCATACTTCTCTTGCGAGTTTTGAGGCGCACAGAAGCGCACGAATGGGAACATCACATCAGCTTTTAAAAAGTTGTCTTTCCATTGCGTCATCAAGTGATTTTCGACTTCCACCTGAGCAGGAGTACCCCAGCCGTGTCTATCTAACAGTCTAAACATACTTCTAAAGCACTCTATTACGATGTCGGTTGTTTTATAGCGATTGTAAGCAAATCCAACTACACATTGACTTGCAACGTCATAAGCGTAATACGCTTTTGGTCTAAGTTTAGTATCTTTAAGCTTACGTGGCAAATCTCTATCGTCAAAGCTGACTTTTGAAAGAGAGAATTCTGGAGCATGACGATGTACGTGTGGTGCATTTTCATGCATAAAGCTGGTCCAGCTCTTCAATTTGTGTTCAATTAAAACCTTATTATTAGGCTTATTCATGTAGAAGTTTATTGTTGCTTCGCTCAATTTTTTAGGTTCGCCTTTTTTGTCGACAAATTCATCTGGGTTAAACATTTCACCTGTCGTTGGATCAAAAGCTTCAATTTCACCACAAACGAAAGAAATATACATGTCGTACACCTGCTTTGCAAATGGTTGATTACCCTGTATTGCTAAACCAAGAATCAACTGCTCTGTTTTGTAGTCTACACGTCTAGTATTTTGATTACCAAACTTTCCACTTATCAGACATTTATATCCTTGCTTCTTAAATTCGTTCACTTTCTTTCTAAAGCGGATAACACTTGAAGGCAGCGTGTGATTAAATTCCTTTTTAATCAAGTCCAGACACTGTGTCATCATCTCCCAGTCATACCTTTCACCCATCACTTGGTGCTGCGCTTTTGCGTTGTTATAAAGTGATATTGCACATTGAATTACGCTTGCATTATTCGTATATTCTAAGATGTGCTTTTGTGAAAGCTTTGCACCGCATAACTCCTCGTCTGAATAGAAATTATAAGCGTTTCTATCATAGATATAGTTATCTTTTATCCACTTCACCAGGCGTGTTATTTCGATATTTGGATACCATTCTCTCACGGCTTCTTTCATGTCAGTTGGAAGACTATCAACTGCGACTAAAGCGTAATTACCTAATCCTTTTCCTTGGCGTACAACACAAAACTTTTTTCGTGCAGCCATCTGTTTATAATTTGGCTCACTTAGCAATCCACGCTCAATTAATTCTTTTGAAGGGATGCAAAGTTTATCGTTGTAATATTCTATCATTATTATAATCTTTGGACGTT